TGCCCGTACTGACTCATTGCGATCGGTGTAACAAAATCTTGCCTGCACCATTTAGCAACTTGCGGTGGTGCTGGAATGTGATCTATGGGAACCCAACTGGCAACATTCCAGTCTGCCCATCGTGGACCTTTGAAAACCCACACATCATAAAGTGTAAAAAGAATGTGCGGTTGCTTCGGATCGCGCAAAGTCCAGTCGTGCATATGCGCAGGCACAACATCATTCGAATACAAGTCTGCGCCACGTTGGTAAACGGGGATGCCGTTCCAGTCTGTGTTGCTTCCCTCTAATCCGTAGTTGTTAAAAATTGCAACATCGTGTCCTTGTTCTTTCATTCGTTGCGTTACTTGCGCAGTTTGTGTTCCGTAACCAGTCGCAGCCCACGGCGCGTTGCTATTCCAACCGATTCTTAATGATGATTTGTTTTGCACAGATGCTCCCTTGATTTATGAACAGCCTAATTTAACAACTCTGCAAAGTCTAATAACCACGCCAGAAAACAGTTGTGTAATTAACTAGACAAATGTTATACAACACTTTAGAATTGTAGTAACAGCGAGGCGCAAGCCTCTAGGACAAAGGATCAAGAAATGAAAACAACTACCGCAAAGAAAATGATTGCAACTGAAGTAAAGGCTGCACGTCATTGGACAAAAAATTATCTTGAAGGCATTAACGATGCAATTGAATCAGGTGACTGGGAAGCAGCAGAATACATCGCATCTCAGTTAGCACCAATCTGGGGCGAAATAGAAAACACAATTGTTGATATGCGTAACTCAATGGAATTGCCAGTGCGAGTAATTACGGATGGTGAATAAAAATGAAATGCTGCAACATCGTTTACTGGAAACACGATGACGGATGGGATGTATTCCGCAGATCAGATTGCTTCAAGAATTGGGATGGCAGTTTTGTTCCAACAGGATTCGATTGCGCACTCATTGAGGATTACCCAACAAAGCAAGCAGCGATCGTGGAAATGAAAGACTGGCACAAATACGGAATCTGTTTGGTCAGTACCGCTTGGTGATTCTAAAAAAGAAAAAGTAAACCCCGTTGGCCTGCGCTCCAACGGGGTTCACGTTTGTTCCTAATTACTAGGAAGCAGCACCTGCGAAATACTTCACGTGTGAAGTCTGAACAAGGTTGCCATCCACGCGCATAGTTGCACGGAATGTAATCAGGTCATTCTGGAATGCGTAATCATCGGAACGATCAAGACGCAAACCGCCAACTGTACGCACGAAGTAACTTGGAAGGTGTCCAAAGATTACTGACTTTGCGCTAGTGGCTGGTGACACGATGGCTGGATTCTCAAAGATAGGGTAACCAAGCAAAAGATCACGAGCATCAGCAGTTAGGGATGGGCTGAACAAGTACTGTCCTGCTGAATCCTTTAACTTGCGAACAGCAGCGATGCTTGTTGCATTCATCTGCCAACCTGTTCCTGGCAAAGTACGACCAGCAGTATCAACCTTGTAAACAAGATCGATCAAGTTGTCAGCGGTGAATGCACCAGATACGCCAGTTCCGCCAGTAACGCCTGAGCCTGCGGCAGTAACGATACCTGTTGGCTGTACAGTGCCAGTTCCAACAGTAAGTGCGTTATTGACTGCATAACCAAGAGCATTACCAGTCTGTGACGCTAGGAATCCAAGAATATCCACGCCTGCATCCTCAACCATTTCACGGCTGATCTGAGTTAGGAATGAGTACTTGTATGCACCAAGCGTGACGAACTGATTGAATGTTGGATCGCTTTCACCAATTGCTCCTGCTTCAGATGTAACCGTACCTGTGCTGTATGCGCTTAGGCTTGGGATCTGCAAGTTTTCGCCACCTGCGGTTGCAAGTGTGGTGGAAGTTTCTAGCATTGGTCCAACGTGACGGGCAAGCATGATTACTTGATCGTAGAATGAAGTTGGAACTGGTGCGCCAGTTGAACCCTTTGTGACATCGCGCTTCTCAAATGAATGTGAGCGAATTTCGCCACGAGCAAGTGAACGGATTAGATCGGATTCATTGATTGCTGGAACAGCAACCTCTGGACGTGCCTGTGATTCAAAACCACTCATTGCTTCGGCAGCGCGTTCCTCACGCTCTGCTTGTGCTTTGATGGTGTCGATAGTTGCCGCACGCTGATCTAGATCAACCATAATGCGGTCATACTTTTCGTTTTCTTCTGAACTGAGGTCGCGCTTTTCTGCTGCTGCGGAATCTAGCAATGCTTTTGCTTCATCCCACGCTTTTGCACGAGCCTCAACTTGCTCACGAATGTAGTCAGACATTTAGAACTCCTAAGTTGTTTGTTGTTTTATGAAGTCTGTGTGGCTCCACAACAGAAAGCACGATGGTGGCTCCACTCGATCGCACATAACAATTATGACACAAATAAAAATAGGCTCAGTGCCTTCCCCTGCACCAAGCCTATTTCTGTAAACAGATTATCGTGTTTCTGTAATTTTTTCCAATCGGGTTTCATCCACCGGTGAAAAGGATTTGACCTCAGCGGGTTTTTTCTCGCCAAATTCCGCAACTATGGCTTCAGATATAGCATCGGCGAAATCAACAAAAACACCAGACTGAGGATTACCAAGCACAGAGAGATAAACCCTTTTGACATTTTCCGCATCCATTAAAATACCTTTGACATAAGATCAAGTTGCTTGCGCTTAAGTTCCAGCAGTTCGAGATTACTTGGCTGATCGGCTCGTAACTTAGAAACTACCTCAGCAATTAAATCAGCGTGTTCCGCTTCCAAAGTTTCGCCTGCTTCCAGTCGTGTAATCGCATCACTTAACGCATCTACATCGACAGCAGTACGCGTAGCAAGAATGTCTAGCGATCGCACAGATGCAGTTGTCGCTTGGTAAGCGGGGAATCCAGTCACAATAGAAACTTCGTGCAAACGCACCTGATGAAGTTCGCGGGTTGCGCCATCCTCTGACCACTTATCGCCACGCGGGGGAACGCTAAAACCAAATGACATTGAATTAACATCGCCACGTTGCATTAGTACCGATAGATCACGACCAGCAGTTGTATCTGGCAGATCTGCTTCTGCAAGTAATCCGCGTGAATCCTCTGACAAACGCAAAGTACCAGCGCGACTAGAACCAAGAACAACATCGGTGTTGTGATTCATAAACAGTTTAATTTCGTTGCGCGACTTTAGTGAACGCTGGAATGCTCCACCCTTAATTACTTCTGTAAATGGCAACGGTTCTGATGGTGAATCGAACACGGCGGCATAACCAGTGAAACTCATACCATCGCTGGATGCTTCCCCGTTACGCACATCAAATTCGACTGTGTTTACACGACGTTCTACTGTAGTTGTCATTTGTTGCCTTTCATCTTTGTTCAAGTTTAGTGCAATGGTTTTCCATTTTTCGTTCTGCTCTGCATTACGATCTTGTTGCTCTGCTCTAATTCTTTCCACAACGCGTTCAGCATAAGCCATAGTGCGCCTTGCTTGTTGTTTAGTCGCTCCTGATCCCCACAAGAAATGTGCGACTACTCCTGCGCTTGGGTAGTTCTCGTTGCTAGGACTGGCGGCAGGGGCATCTAAGTCAGGCATATGACGTGCAATCCACGCTGCAATCCGAATCCACTTATCATCAGAAACTTGCCCGTCAGCCATAAGTCTTGCTTCACGAACAGTTTTATCTGTTAAGCCATCGCCCGCTTTTCCATCGGCATAGAACGCTAGACCACGGCGAGCAGCAGCACGCATAAAACTAGGTGCGCTTTGATTTATTGCACGCTCATCGTATTCCTCGAATGATCGTGAGGATTTAGGATGTCCTGCTGGTAATAAATCGTTGTCCTGTTTGTAGTTTGCGTTTTCAGGTTTTCCATTACGCAACAGAAACAAATAAGCATTTACTCTGCCCATCGCCCATTGTCCGCGTGTCATTCCTGGTCTGTGCGAAACTGAGTATGCACCAGCACCTCTGCGATAAACCGATTTCAGAGAACCTAAAGTTGCGCGTGTCCAATCTGGTCGATTATCTTTCGACATAGCATCATTATGTTCACTAACTTTATTTTTTAATGCTGTGGTTGTTTTTTCATCAAA